GCTTCGTGGGTCGCATCGATTAGGTCTTCAATTAGATCTTTAGTCCACCAAGTTGGGTTTTCTTTTTTGATAAGGTTGACCAAATCAAATCCAAACCCTGCGTGGATGTTTTCTTCTTTAGAGGTTGCCTCCACAGCGTTACTAATACCTTTCAACATATTTTTATGTTTATTAAATGACATAATAATTAGAAATTGTGAAAACAGTGATACATTCTCGATAAACATAGAAAACAATATTACTGATTCAAAGTAATCTTGATTTTCAACGGACTTTGAACTTAAGATTGATTTTTCAAGATATTTGATTCTTCTTCTGATTGCAGGAACCTCCAATAGATTTTCGAATTCTTTGTTGAGTCCGAGCAATTGAATCAGGTGAGAATATGCATCAGCATGTCTAACTTCAGACTCCGCAAATGTTGCACCAACATTACCGATTTCAGGTTTTGGTAATCTTTTATAGATGTCACCCCAAAACGATTTTACCGCAATTTCGATTTGAGAGATCGCCAACATAGCACGTTGTAATGCTGTTTGTTCCTTTTCATCCAAATGTACCTTGAAGTCTTGAATGTCAGATGTGAAGTTGAATTCTGTATGTACCCAATATGAATGTCGGATAGCGTCAACATACTCCAATAGGTCAGGATACTCATAGGGTTTCAAATTTGTTCTTTTGGTAAAGATATTTGGTTGGTGTTTCGATCGGTAGATAATATATTCTTTTGCAACATCATTCAAACCATTATCCATAAGTTTGTTCTCCACCATATCGTGAATTTCATCTACGTGAGGTAGATGAAGTTTGTTTCCCCGAAACACACTTTTTTTGGTAAGACGAGCGATCTTCTCAGCCATCTCAACATCTACCCTACCTACACTTTCCATCGCCTTTACGACCGCGTTTTTTATCTTATCGATTTCGAATGGGACTCGGTCACCACTTCTCTTAGTTACGAATCGTTGATCCGTTCCAATCATATCTATTAAATCATTCATTATCTATTCTTTTATTTTGTTTTTATAATTAACAAGATTAAACCAACGGTTTTTCTCTTTGTTGTCTTTTTTCCATAAGTTCCTTGATACGATCTCTTTTTTGATCATCTCTCTTTTCCTCGAATCCGAGGAAGGTTACAGAACTATCGGTATCGATTTCCAATAACTCGTTATTGAATTTACAGTTTTCGAAAATCACACCATCTTTACCAACTCGGGACTTGGTGATAGCAATTGTCGCCAAGTTCATTTCCTTTTGTTGAAGGGTCTTTGCTATGGAAATAATAACGTGACCTACCTGAGCCTTCTTGATACTACCACCCATTTGGTCGTTGGTTACAACCTCAGAGGATATTGAACTTCTGTTACCCTGCGTTGCCGTCCAACCGACAACACTTAACTCGTGACATAGAGCCTCGAATCCTCTCATTACAGAACCTTCGCTTTTCCATTCGTCACCCAAGTTTTTATCAGGAACAATACAGTCAATGTAATCAACAAGAATCATATCGATCTTGTGACCATCGGCAATCATTTTACGGATCATATTCTTAATTTGAGTCATAGTATGAGTGTCTGATGCTAGTTTTTTTAAATATAACCTGTTGGTCATTTCTTCCTTTACTTGACGAGCTTTTTCGAGAACTTCTTCACGATGAAAAGGCAATTCATCAGGTACAATACCAGTCCACATGGTGAAGTGTTTTCTCTGAATAACTTTAGGGTTGTCTTCAAAAAACAATTGAAGAACATTATATCCATGGTTAAAAGCACTATTAGCAATTTTTGATAATACAGTTGTCTTACCAACACCAGTTGGTGCCAGTATAACTCCGATTTCACCCTTAGCCAATCCACCTTTTAGTAACTTGTCGAGACCACTAATCCCCATCGGGATCGGGTGACGGAAGTCCTCATCGAGAACGTCATCCAAATTGGTGAACACATCTTCAACTTTGTTGTTGTTTTCTCCGATTTGAATCGCCGCCCTAAAAAGTTCTTCTAACTTCTCGTAGTTTTCGAACTCACCACTATCAAGGATTTTTTGAGACCTGACAATAGCCTTTTGTAGTTCTTGTTGTTTACAAAACTTCAGAGCCTTGTCCTGAACAAAATCACCACCATCGATAGGAGAATCCTGAACTTGTTTGATTGTATCGTTGAGGACCTTGAGCATTATCTCCTGTGGGAACTCACTTTTTACAACCTGATATAACGTCTCGAATGAAGGTGAACAATCGTATTTTACATAGTATTCTTTCAGTAACTGAATTATTGTTTTGAAGTATTTGTTCTCGAAATGTGAGGGTTCGATAACATCAATAATTGAATGCGCGAACTCCTTGTGTAAAATGATTTGATTTATTAGTTGTATTTGAAATGTGTTTCCGAGATATTCGAAGTTCCTATTTGACATAATTTATTTTTAGTTTTCTGTAAAGAATAAATACACTCAAGCGAGGGTATAATTCATATAGTTAGTAACAAAATTTTGAGCTGAAAATATGTCAGTTAAGTGTCGAAGTACGTTTTTTGCTTGCTGACGTATGTCTACGGTGTATCTTATCTTAGGTGGGAAAAGTTTTGCGTCCAAGATCCTATGACAAATTGTCTGCTCCCCAATTCTCACATAAAAATTGAAATATTCTGTGTTGTTGGTATTGTCAGTGTCTAAAATTGTGGGATCTTCAGAAATGTAAAATTGATTATCCATCATGTAGATAACTGTTTTCATTTTTTGGGTTTGCTCGAAAGCATCAACCAAATCCCTCATATAATCGTACAACTCAATAGAAGCACGAGCTTTGGGATTATAACCCCTTACGTTAAAATACCTTTGGATTACAATGTTGTTGTTCAAAGTGATGAGAAATTCCATCTTGACGATATCTTGTTCTTTCATAAAAATTAGTTTGATTGTTTAAATTTTCTTTTTTCTTTTCTTGTTAGTTTCATAAATGGTTGGACAAAGTCTAAAAAGGCTTCATCCGTTTTGGGTAGGAACTTAAAGAACCCATCATTAGTCATCATTCTGATAAGGTTCTTCGACCCCCTTCCCTCAGGGTCCATTGTTTCTCGATAATAAAGTTCTACTAGCTCCCTACTTTCTTCGGTAATCATCGGGTTGGATAGATCAACAATTTTGGTGTTGACCTCAAAAAATAGTTTTCCAAGTTCACCATTTTTTGATTTTCCCTTTGACAAATTATGTAGTGCTTTGTTGGTTTCATTATCTTGAATAAGTTGATTGGTCTTTAACAAAATATCATCAACAGAAACGATACTATCAAGTACCTCGGGGAAAAACTTCAGAAAAGTTTTCTCGCCCAATCTTTCGATCCCATCGATGTTATCACTCTTGTCACCCATAATTACCTTGACAGTGAGAATGTTTTGGTGGGGGATTCTATTACCTATGATAGGTACTTTATCTCCCATCTTATACATCTCCTTGACCATGGGTGAGTATATTGATGTTGTCGAGTCGATAAGTTGTAAGAGGTCTTTGTCTGCTGTGAAAACAACTTTGTCTTCATCGGTTGCCACCTGACAGTAATAAGCGATAAGATCATCGGATTCGTTGCCATCGACACGCAGTTGGCGTACGAAGCATTCCTCCAAATATTCTTTGACCCTTTGTTTCTGTATAAGATATGATTCGAATTTGAATTCGTTCATATCTTGTCTGCGATTTAGTTTGTAATTGGGATATATTTCACGTCGTTGACTTGAGTTGCCGTCACCGTCCCAAAAGACGATAATTTTGTCATAGTTGTGTTCATCCAATTGTTTCCTGAGGGTATTGAGAAAGTGGAAGACCCCGCCGATGTGATGACCATCGACGAAGAATTCTCGCACTCCGTGGAACCCGATCTTAAATAAGTTATCTCCATCTACTAAAAGAGTTTTCAATCTTTATAATCTAATTGATTTGACAAATGGGGATACTAACGAAGGATGTCAGGGTCTTTCTCATCGACAAGGGAAAAGTCCCCGTCTGATCCGATGATCTCCTTCCAGTAGTCAGAATGTTCTTTCTTGTACGCCTCGATCGATGCCTTCTCCTCAATGGTTTCCTTACCCGCCAAAAATCCGTGGGGAGTAACAATAATCTTCCCATCTTCGTAACCCAATCCATTAATGTGGTTTTTCATAACCGATATTTTTGAACGAGTTGCGAACTTTACGGTTCTTTTATCTTTTGTTGCGGTAATCTTAGTTGTACCAGCACCTTTCTGATTTCCGAACAAAAATACTAATGAAGAATTCAACCAAACTGATTCACCACCTTTAGCTTTGATTTTCGGTTGACCAAAAGGATTGTCAGGTAATTCTACCCAAGGTTGATTCACAATCACGAGGGTGTTTTCGAACTTTGAGTCTGCTTTACGAGATCCTGAAATTCTTTGGTTAATACCCATTCCGATTTTGTCGGCAAGTGTTGCCGCATTGTGTTGCTTTCCACCTTTTCCTTCGTAGGTCATCTTTGAAGGCACTGACCCGATCGAATCCCATAGGAACAATAAATCGTATTCTAACTCACCTTTTTCTTGAGCATCTAACAAATCATTGATGTATTGTGTGATCTGTTCGATATAGTTGAAATTATTGTTGAAAATAAAAAAACCGTCCCAATCGATCTCACCTGTTTCAGGATCAACCGCTTCTTGACAGTCGAACCCCATCAACTGAGCGTGATCGAAACTCCATTTTTGTTCTGTTATGATGAATACAGGGAGAACATTTTGTTTTTGAGCACTCACTGCGGATTTAATA